TAGAAGCTTTTGCAAGTAGAGGTTATCCAATACCAGGACAATCTTGGACACAACCTGTAGAAGAACGAAGACCTTTTGAAGGTAAGCCTGACTTTACAGATATGAGAGAAGCTTTAGAGTATACAGCTTTAGAATTACTTGATGAAGAAAACTATGTGCCTATTGTTCTCGCTATGGGTGATGGTGTTCCAGTTATGGATTTAGCTTTACAGATGGGCTATGTAGGTTTTAGAGAAGGTAAATGGAATCCTGATTTAATGCTTATGTTACTAGAACCATTTGCATATTTACTTATGGCTCTTGCTGAAAAGTCTGGAGTTAAATATAGAATAGACTCAGATGACCCATCAGCTTTGTTAGATATGAATGATGGCGATGCTGATGAAGAAGAAGCAATGTTAGTGGCTAAAGCTCAAAACGTAGCTGAAGTTGCTAGACGAAAAAAGATTAGAGAAACTGGAGGAGTACCTGAAGGAGTATTACCTCAAGAAGTAGTAGAAAAAATTGAAGCTTTACCTGAAATAGGATTGCTAGACAGGCAACCAGAAGAAATGGTAGAGCCTGATACTGATAGTTTATTAGCTAGAGGAGAGGACGAATAATGGGATTATATGATGACGGTGGTGTAGAGTTTGCTAAACAAGCATTTGACTCAGCAAGAGACAGAGGAATAGAGCAAGCTAAAGAAGCTGAAGAAGAAGGCTACAAGAAAAGTTTAATTAGAGGATTGTTAATAGAGCCTGCTATTGGAGGTATCTTTGGAGAAGTTAGAAATGCTTTTGAATCAAGAGGACAAAACTTACAAGATAAGAATATACCTATGCGAACATATCTTCAAAGTTATTTATCTAATCAACAAGGTCAACGACAAAGTTTAGAATATAATAAAGAAACCAATCCAAATGGTTTTATTGTAAATGGTAATGTAGATATACAAAGGCTACAAAATTATATTGCATCAGATTTAAGAACTAGAATAGCAGACCCATCTTACGGTGGTGAATTTCAAAACTTAAATCCAGTACAGTTAGCTCCATATATAACTCAACAGTCTAGAGAGCAAGCTGAAAAATTAAAAGACTACTATCAGAATTTATACAATGAAAGTATGGATGTTCCTGATATGGAAACAATACTTAGTCAGTTTGATAAATGGAATGGTAGAGAAAATCCTAAAGATGTATTTGGTAGGATTACCAAAGGTGTAAGAGGTTTACTAGGTATGGAAACAGAAGAAACCATAAACTTCAAAAACCTTGAAGCCCATGAAAACTTACGTTTAACATTAGGAGAATCAACTGCAAACGAATTAATAGACCTAAGAAATGCAGTAGAGGCATACGATATAGCAGCTACAGATGAAGGTAGCAGATATAACATTGATGGTTTAATAGAAAAAATAAGAGCTAACATGGGTAAACCACCTTCAGAGGGAGGTATTCAAGGAAGGCCTATAGAAGGTACATTCCAGATTAAGGATAGAACTTATGTAAGTGGTGGTGACGAGTTTACATATCAAGAAGGTCAATACATGACTTATGACCCAAATGGTATTCCTAGATTAGCTAATGCTGGTGTAAATGAACCTACAAGAACTAAAGTAGCAGAGATTAAACCTCCTAGTGATTTAGCAGTAAAGTCTGCTGAGTCAGCTATGATGCTGGTTTTAACTGATGGTTCTAATCCTGAAATGAATCCTCTTTATCAAAATGTAATTAAAGGTACAGGACGAACTGCAACTGACCCTAAAAATACTACAAAGAATTATGGTGTTAAAGTTGCTTATGCAGCTAACCATATTAGAGGACAAGTAAAAGATTATAACTTAAATATAGCAGAGGGAGATATTGATTATCTTGCAGCTATGTATGTACTAGGTCAAATCAATGAAGGCTATCAAGATTCTATATCTAAAAATCCAACACATGATAGTACATTTCAACAGTTATTAATGAATAATCCTAATACTACTCCTGATTTATTTCATTTAATGAATGTAGCTAAACTAAATACTGTAGGTAATAATGGTGAATTAAATTTACTAATTCAACTACCTAATATAATTAGAGATATTAGAGGTAGTGGTCAATATACTGAATCAGAACAAGAAAATAGATTTAGAGAAATTATTATTGATTTACAAGCAACTGCTGTAGGGGAAGGTAGAAACTTTACAGGAACAGCATTAGAAAATTTACCAGAGCATATAAATAAGTTTGAAGGTACTAATGAAGAAAAAGTTTTACAGTATGAACTAGAGCAAATTAATCAAATAAATAGATTTTTTCCTCCAGAACTTAGATACGTAGACCCTAAGTATAATGGAGTTATAGAAAAGTTTGGTATGACAGGAGAAACACCAGAGGTAATAGAAGAGCCTATGGAAGTAGATACTACTACTGAAACTCCAGAGCCTGTAGAAGAAGAGAGAGTTCTTAAATTCTTTGCTAAACCAAAAATAGATAGACTACAAAAAGCTATTGATAAAATGGAAGCAGGTAAACTTACTAGTTATAACAATGCAGACTTTAGAAGATTTGTAAAAGATAAAACAGACGGTGGTACATTATTTGGTAAAAATAAAATATCCGATGAACGTGAACTATCTTTAATGAAAGATTATCTTCAAAGTTTATTAGACGACCCTGATAATTACAAAGAACCATCTACACCTTCAAATGCACCTAGGAGTAGAAATAGAAACAGGAATAATTAATGGCAAACTTTAATTACTCTCCTAGTTTTGCCAGGAGAAACATACAAAGTACCCCTATTCAACAATATGATTTAAATGATTTGGAGTCTGACAAAGAGTTTCAAGCAGTCTCTGAAAGATTTTTAGGTTCTATTGGTGAGGATGAAGATATTTTTGAGTATCTAAGAGATTCTGATTTTAACCTTACATCAGCTATGAAACGATATGCTGACTCTGGTAAGTTTAGTGACCAGCAAAAAAAAGATTATGCATATCTTAGAACTATGTTTGATGGTGCAGATATAGGAAGTACAGGACAGTTTCTTGAGTTAGTTAAAGATGGGGTAGTAGATATGGTTACTGACCCTACACTTATTGCTGCTGCTTTATTTACTCCTTTTACAGGGGGAGGCACATTAGCTACTAGAGCTACAGTAGGTAAGGGAGCTGCTCATGCTTTGAAAATGTTAGGCCAGGCTAATAAAGGAGCTTTGAATAAAACACAACTTAAAAAAGCTATTGCTGATGGGTCATTAGAAGAAGCTGCAAAAACTGCAACAAAAGTAGCAGGTGGTTTTGGTGCAATAGAAGCTGGTGGCTGGATGGGTTTACATAACCATGCTAACCAAAACATTGAAATAAATACAGGATTAAGAAGAGCTTACTCAGCAAAAGAATTAGTAGGCTCAACGGCTGCTGGTGTTTTACTAGGTGGTGTTGTTGGTTATGGTGGACAGAAGTGGAGTAATTTTTCTAATCCAGTTTTACAAGTAAATAATAAACCTAAAGTCTATAGAGACGATAGTGTTATAGATAATGTTAGATTAAAGTTTAATAAAGCCTGGGACAATACCGTAGGTAGAATTATATTAGGTAATGCTGCTCAACTAAGAACTTTAGAAAACCAAGGAGTGCAATATGCATCTTACTTCAGAGGTTTATTAGACCATGATTCTCAATTAGGTATAGGTAAAAGAAGTAACAAAACTGTAGACTGGAGTTTTCCTGAACTATTAAATGCTAGACGAGGCAACTATATGTTCATGGATGAGGGACAGCGACTAGGGTTTTGGAAGACTATAGAGCCTATAGCTCCTGATGGAGTTATGATGCAGGCTGATGAGATAGCTATTATTAGATTCTTAAGAGGAAATACCAAAGCATTAAATGGTAGAAGTAAAGAAGTAAAAGCAGTAGCAAAAGATTTAAGAAAATGGTTTGATGGTATAGCTAAAGATGCTCAAGAGGCAGGCTTTGGTGATATTAGAATAGAAAATTATTTTCCAAGAGAATGGAACAGACAAGCTATAAAAGATAATAGAAAAGAGTTTGTTGCACAATTATCTAATGATTTAAAGATATCACAAAAAGAAGCAAGTGAAATTGCAGACGGTATGTTAAACATTAATAACGAGTTATATGCTAGTCATTCTAATTTACTTACACATGGTAGAAAGTTAAAGCTAGATGATAATGCTTATGAAAAATATTTAACCAATGAGTTAATACCTGTTAGTGCTACTTACGGTTTAAATGCTGCTAATTCTATACAAACTAAAATAAGTTTTTTAGGTGGTGCTAAATCTAACACAAAAGTTGTAAAGAAAAAAGATATAGAGGGTAAAGAGGTATTAACATTTGAAAGTCTACGAAAAAATAACATAGATGATTTTATAGCAACTCATGTAGACACTTTAGATGAAGACGTATTTAAAACTTTAGGTAGACGTTTAACACCTACAGAAAGAAAAGACATGATAGAGTCTTTTAAGTCTGTTACAGGTGCAGTAAATTTTTTTGAAGGACAAATAAAACAAGGTGCATACGATACTCTTAAACTTGCTAATGCTATGGCTTACCTGCCTTTAGCTACGGTCTCTTCTTTCTCAGAAGGTTTGATAGCAGCTTCTAGAATATCAGGAAAGCAGTCTGTAAAAAACTTTCAGTACCAACTAGAAAATGGTATGCAATTTTTAACATCGGATTTAAAAAGTTTGTTAAAAGAAAGGAGAGGCCTATCAGAAGTTGTAGCTAACAGAGAAGCTAACAGAGTTTACTTAGCTGTAGATGACGTGCAAGCAGATTTAACAAATA